TTATTTAAAAACAAATAACTGTCCTTGTCGACCGCCTTTTCAAGCGATTCTTTTGCTATTTTATAAAATGCGTAAGCCACTTTACACTTGTTTAAAATTCGGTAATGTTGAATAATCTCATACAAGTTCTCAATACGGTTAGGCAAAAAATTATAACCATCTAACCAAGAACTAATGGCCTCTTCTATTTTTCCAATGTTTTTATATGCCAATCCTATTCTATAATAACTATACCAGACTTCTTGTTCCCATCCACCAATTTTAATGCGTTTTTTATAGGTTTCAATGGCATCTTCAAATTTTCCGCTATCAAAATAACTATTTGCCAAATAAAAATGATAACGATCACTATTTGGATTTTCTTCTATTCCCCCTTTAAGTAATCGAATATCTCTTTCAAATTTATCAGATTTTGCTCCTCCATCACCAATGTCGCGTATAAATAGATAATCTTTGCTAATATTTTTTGAGGTATTTGTTGGGGGAGTTGAGATATATTCGTGAGTAACTCCGACATATAAATATAAACAATTGTTTTTAATAATTCGCATATTGTGATAATAAAATTCATCTGTTCCTTGCAATATCATATAAGAATCGTGGCTGCTTAACATAGATTTTTCAAATCCTGGTTTAATTTCTAATACCATATCCGCATCTAGTAGTAAAACATAATCAGACATTCCAAAACAACTTTGCAATGCAAAATTTCGATTGTGCGCAAAATTAACAAATGGTTCCTCCACAATTTTACCAGGTATACCCTTGGCTTCAAAATATGCAGTTATTAATTCTTTTGTATTATCTGTGGACCCGGTGTCGCATATACAGTAACAATCAATAATTGAAGCAACTGAATCAAACAAACGAGTAATGATTCGGCTTTCGTTTTTAACAATCATATTTAAACATAATGTTGGTTCGGGTTCTACTTCTGTAATTGTTAAACGCATTTTTCAATAATCAAAATAATAATTTCATTTTAAGTATTTAATTGCGTGAAATATATTATGTTATAATTGAATGAACACAATTAATGCATTTTTCGATTATTCAAAATGCTGCGCCACGAATTTATTCTTTGTTTGGCTTCGTTTTGTAATATATAATGTTGTGTTTTGGAATATTCTGTTAATAAAAGCCCGTCAGATTCGTGTTTAAAAACTCTATTTTCAAATAAATTGTTTGCGTGTTCAAATGCAGATTCAATATTTCCGTCCTTTTTATTTATGTCATAAATCATGCAACGGTCAAAATCATACGCTGTTAATAAATCGGCTTCTCTAACAATATGATAAGCTGGTTGGTACTCGTTTAGTTGCGGAAATCCATATTTTTTAACAGTGGAATATGACATAGTATTGATAATTTTTTTTATTACGGCAACTTCAAGTGGAGTGATAGAATTTGTTTCATCTAAAAAAGTTACGATTTCATTAATGCCAATTTCTTCACTAATATATTTTTTATCGCACATATCGTGTAGAATAGAAGAAACATAAATTATTTTTTCTTGTTCTTTTATGTAAGGAATTTTGTCCAGTTCATCAGTGTAAATGTTATGTGCAAAATGTAGAACATTCATACTATGAGCCAACCCGTGAGATTCGTCAATATTATATTTTTTTGTAATTAATAATACAAAATGGAACAATTTTGATAAAAGAGATGAAGACATAAATTTATATAGAACAATATTTTTATATTATTATCACTATTGTTTTTTTATCGATGTAATATAAATGGCCGAAACTAGATTTAATAGTGACCCTTGCAGAATATCAAAAAAGTTGCAACAAATGACAGACCCTGGAAGATATATTATGAATATGCCAGGAAATGGAGAACATCCCGCTTATATGGCGGACCCTCAAATAATAATACAAAAATGGGGAGCAAATTTGAGAACAAATTCTACTAATTTGGAAAGCGAATTGTTAGGCGTAAACAGACCATTGAATAAAGATTGTTTAGGAAAAGACGAATACCAGCGTTTTGACTTTAAATCTCGTGCAATACAATACCCTGTTTGCTCTAGTTTAACAACAGAACAGTCTCGCACAATAATGCCCGCTTGGACAGCACGCGATCTAGAGCAAGTAGACTGGTATTATCCGCCTTTGAATCCTCAAGAAAACACATGTATGTCATTTCAAAATAATTTAAATACAAGACTTTTAGAAAGAGATTATTTTGTTGCCAAGGTTCAGTGCAATTTATCAAACAGTTATACACCATTGCCCACCAATGCTGTTAGAGGTGGTTACGCTGGAGGACCAAACACTTGTGCACAAACGGCGTCGTGTTCAAACATTTAAAAACGCAAAATACAAAAACCTGAATAAAGTATTGTCTCAAAAAATATAATACTTTATATATATATTACCGATGGAAATCGCAATACCAATGATAGCATTAGGAGGAATGTATGTAATAGCAAATCAACCCCCATCAAATAGTAATTCAGCGCAAAAATCAAGATTAGAAAAAGGATTAAAAAGAATTCAACAAGAGGAATTTACAAATATGGGGGAGCGCCGTGTTTTACCAAATACAAATACACCTCCGCAAAACTATCCTGTTACAAATTTGAATCAACTTGTCGATACTGTTCAAAATTACGCGAATCCTAATACTGCCACCGATAAATACTTTGACCAAAATTATTACGAGAGAAAGGAAAATGCGGGTAAAAAAGTGGGAAATAATATTCAAGAAATATATTCACTTACAGGAAATTATTTAGACAGCAAAGAGTTTAAGCACAACAATATGGTTCCTTTTTATGGTGGGAAAATTAAGGGGCAAGTTTACGGTGTAAATATGGCTGAAACAGTGTTAGATAATATGGTTGGTAGTGGTTCTCAAGTTATAAAAAAAATAGAACAAGCTCCTTTATTCAAACCCCAAGAGAATATGCAATGGGCAAACGGAACGCCAAATATGAGCGATTTTTTTCAATCGCGTGTGAATCCTGGTATGAAAAACAGCAATGTAAAACCATTTGACTCTGAGTATGTCGGGCCTGGTTTAGATAAGGGTTATACATCTAACGGCAGCAATGGTTACAACTCTGGTATGGAAGCGCGTGATTCGTGGTTGCCAAAAACGGTAGATGAGTTGCGTGTGGCAACAAATCCCAAGTTGGAATATTCTCTAGAGAATCATCAGGGTCCTTCTTATGCAAAAGTGCAAAATGTGGGAATTCTTGGAAAAGTAGAAAAATACCATCCAGATACATTTTTTATCAACACTCAGGACCGTTGGTTAACTACCACTGGTCAAGAGAAAGGGCAAGCATTGCGACCCATTCAAGAGGTGCATTACACTACTCGCAGCAACACTGCTTGTTCGTATAGTGGTGTTGCGGGTGGAGACAAAAACGCCAGTTATGTTCCATCTGCATATACTGAACCAAAGAGAGCGGAGTTAGATGTAACTGATGTACCCGCTTCGTTTGCATCAGGTCGTGGTCCAAGCGAAGATGGTGATGCATTTATCCGAAGCCACACAGCATATGAGAATAATCGTTCAACAAGTAGGCAACCTGACACTTACCGCAGTTCTTTCAGCGGAGCCATTGGAGCGGTTATTGCTCCTATAATGGATGCTTTTAGACCTACAAAGAAAGAAGAATATGGACCCAATATTCGCATTTATGGCGATGCTGGTTCGAATGTGAAGCAAAATTATGTTCTTACTCCCGGAGATATTCCTGCTACCACAATGAAGGAAACTACTTTATACAGTCCCGATTCTTACATTGGAAACCAAGCAAGTGTTGGTTATGTCTTGCACAATCAACAAGCGGTGGCCAATCAGCGTGATACAACTACTTGCGGATATGTAGGAAGTGTTGGTGGAAATGGTGCGGCTCGTCAAGGAAAAGTTATTGTAGACGCGGCTTACAGACAATATAACAATGAAAGATTAGAATCCGCTCAACCAAGCTACACGCCCCAAGGAAATACGCAAATTTATAATCAACAAATGAATGTAAATATAGCACGCATTGACTCTGACCGCGACAATCCAAGAATGTGGGTGCCCAATGCATCGACTGTCTCGCAAATGCCTGCAGGAAAAGCGCAAATTGGACAGATTCGAGGAAAGCAACAATACAATGAAAATAAAATAGGATGTGAAAGAATTCAACCTGATTTATTAAATGCTTTTAGAGAGAATCCTTATACTCAATCTCTACAAAGTTGGGTAAACTTTTAATTTATATTACAAGCTATAAAAAATCTATTTAAATATTTGATAACATATTATAAAAATGTTATCAACTATATATCCAAAATGTATTCATAGTTTAAATAAATGGTTAAAAGAGTGTACGAAAAGGCAAGAATTATACAAAAAAATTAAACCACAACTATTTGATGTTACATTAAGGGATGGATTGCAGACAGTTCCAAAAGAAATGCATCATATATGGACAACTCAAGAAAAGAAAAACGCTTATTACCGCATAAAATTCAATTATAATCCGCAGAATATAGAAGCTGGTTCTCTAGTAAATCCCAAGATTCTTCCAATATTTTCTGATTCTCTAAAATTATACAACTCTATTATTGAAGACCTTGGCCAGATTCCAAACTACAATACGCAAAATGAGAAGATATATTTATTGATTCCAAATTTGCAAATGTTGAAAAGGGCATTAGAGAACGGCGTAGAAAATTTTTCATTTATTACATCCATTTCAAACGCATTTCAAAAGAAGAATACAAACAAAACGCTATTGGAGACAAAAAAAGAGTTGCAACTGATGTGTGACGAAATAAAACCAAATTCCAGAAACAAAATAAAGTTGTATATATCTTGCATTAATGATTGTCCGTTAACAGGTCAAATAGATAATGATTATATAGTGAGAGAAATACTTCTTTATGAGAAGGAACAAAAAATTGGAGAACTGTGTTTATCGGATACTTGTGGAACTCTTAAGTTTGAAGATTTTGAATACATAATAGACAATTGTTTATATTTTGGTATTCCTTCCAATAAATTTTCTTTGCATTTGCACTATTCGGAAAAGAATTTGGAAAACACAAAACAAATTCTCCATTATGCTCTAGATAAAAATATAAATAAGTTTGATGTTTCGATGTTGGACGGAGGAGGATGTGCTGTAACAATGAAAAGAGAAGAGTGTGCGCAAAATTTATCATATGAAATCTTTTATAGGTTTTTGGTTGATTATATTAAAAAGAGGATAGAATAAAACAATTCGGTTAAATTCAATATAAAAATACAATTTATACTATAATAATCCTCTTTAAATGGTATTACAAATTCATACAAATATAATGGAAAAACTGAAATACTTTTATAAAATGCATAAAATACCAAATATAATTTTTCACGGTTCTTCTGGATGCGGCAAAAGAACAATTGTAAATGATTTCATAAATATTATATACAATAATGATAAAGAGAAAATAAAGTCATATGTAATGTATGTAAATTGTGCTCACGGCAAAGGAATAAAGTTTATTCGCGAGGAATTAAAATTTTTTGCAAAGACGCATATACATTCAAATGGGGGCGATATTTTTAAAAGCATTGTATTATTAAATGCTGACAAATTAACAATTGATGCTCAATCGGCATTGCGAAGATGTATTGAATTGTTCAGTCACACAACTCGATTTTTTATTATTGTTGAGGACAAGTATAAGTTATTGAAGCCAATATTATCGCGTTTTTGTGAGATATATATTCCAGAGCCTTTGCATAATGGTACCAACATAAATCTCTATAAGTACAATTTGAATGAGACATTTAAATTAAAAGAAGTAAAAACTCTGAGGATTGATTGGTTAAAAAAGGAGTTGCAGAAGGCATTTTTGAAAAAGGAAGAACTTAAAAATAATTTTTTAATAGGTTTATCCGAAAAATTATATGAAAAGGGTTATAGTGGTCTGGATATAATTCAATTGTTAGATAACCATAATCAGTTTTTAGAGTTGTCAAATGAAAAAAGATATGAGTTGTTGTTTGCGTTTAACAAGGTTAAAAAAGAGTTTAGAAATGACAAATTATTAATAATGTTTATTTTAAATTTTTTATTTATGAGTTTGGATTTCACTTTAGAAAATATTACCTTTATGTAAAATGGATGATTTTAATGTGTCAAGCTTGCACGAGTCAAAAAATGAATGGGGATCAAGATTATTAACTATATTAACGCCATTAGTTGCGGAAGGATTAAAGTCGATTTTTGACGAAGCGGTTCAACTGTGCAAGTCAAATAATGAAATGGATAAGTATTTGATGACATTTCAGAATTTTATAAGTCGCATTCCAAAGTGGAATCCAAATATTATTGAGAATGAGAAAAACAGAATAACAGAAAGAAGTGGTTGTGGTTATTTAGAGGATTTAGTAACTTGTGTTCATATTATTCAACTAAAATTGTTAACGGCTATTCGAGTTGGTCAGAAGCAAAAGAAAATTGATATTACTATTCCAAAGTTGGATGATTTTGTTCACAAGATTTACATCAATGTTGCACGAAAGATTTACAAGAATGTTTATTTGTTTGAATTGAATATTCCACCACTTCAAGTTCAAAAACACAATCGTGAATTAGAAATAATTATTCAAGAGTGTATATTGAACACGGTGAGAGAAAGTATACCAGTTGAGTCTATATTGCGCGCTTATATGGATGAGACAGTTGAGGAAGATGTAGTGGAGGAAATAAAAGAAGAGGTAATAGAGAAACCAAAGGAAGAAGATAATAAGACTAATGAAAAACCACACATTATTTCCGAAGATGCGCCAAAAGAACCTGAGGTCCCAGTTGTTCGTGCTTTAGAAACAGATGCACTAGAAATGATAAGAACTGTGGAAACAGAAGTTGTTCCAGAATTCCCTGATTTACCGGAAGACACAAGTAGACTTACATTTAGTGATGTGGACAATGTGAGAGAATCAGATAATAGCGAAAGAAATATTTCTGCACCAAAAAATGTTGAGCGTCTAAGCGAAATAAGTGAATTTAGAAACGCGCAAAGAAAGGGTGAATATGAATCGGATGACGAAGAGGAAAGTGTAAGATTGCACATACAAGATCAGAATGTAAACTTGGATAACTTTGATGTTCATGTGTTGGACCAACCCGAAATGAATTTAAACGATGATTTTTTGCTGAATGACATAGAAGTTTTAGCATAATGCGTAAAATAAAAAATAAGAAATTGCTACATTAAAATAGATGCAAAACATATTTTTGATAGCTGGAGTAATTTCGGTAATATTCTTTATAGTAAAATTTATTGAAATGCGATTTGTGGATAAAGAGAGCAAACCGTTAAAGTTCTTGATTCGTGATTCGTTGTTGGTTTATTTTAGTGTAATTGCTGGTAATTTTGTATTGGACCAATTAAAACCGGTAATACAAGAGGGTGGTGAAGGAGCTGTAACGAATCCCGCTGTTTTTACAGACAACCCTGGATTTTAATCACTATAGTCGTCGTAGTCAGAGCTTTCGTAACAAGAGATAAGCATCCTTCTTTCGAAAGGAGTGAATGATTCGTATATCCATTCTTGTTTGTTTTCATCAAGATATTTGAAAGAGTAGTCGCGGTCTCCATCAGTTTTCACGCGCATACCGCGTTGTTTGTTCAAATAGTTGATGGAATAATATTTCAATTCAGGTTTCTCGTGTTCTTTGGTTTCCTCATTCCAAGGATATTCTTTGTGTTCCCTTTGAGGTTCTTTGAAGAATGGAAATATTGCGCCATTTACTGAAACATATGCGCGGTGAAATAACGGCGTCCAATAATCGCCGAGAAGTGAATCCTCACAAGAGTTTTCTTCAATAAATGCACAGTTATATCCACCTTGACCGTCTTCAAAGTGGATATAAGTATATACAAATGTTTCTTCGTCAAAATTATCATCGTTTGCTGTAGTTTTACTAGGAAATTCGTATCTTAAACCCCAGGAAAGTGTTTCTGCAAAGGCGTCGACCTCTTGAGCTGTTTCTTTATGAGACCAATCCTTTGGTATTGTAGGTTCAATGCAAGGTTTTGCCATGAACAAACAAACCTCGGGAGGATTATTTATTTTGTTTCGCAAACAACGATTCAGAGCTAAAAATTTTTTGCTCCTTTGATACCATTTTCGAAAGAACCACCGCGTTTCATAGGTTTGTGAAAATCGATTGAATCGTAATTGAAAGAATTTCTTGTCTTTATTCAAGACTGCAGCTTGTAAAACAAGCTCATTGACAATATTCATAGGAAGCGCTGGTGCGGTCATTGTTTCAATGTCTTTAAATTGCTTTTAAGTTAAGTATCGATTTCAATTTTTAACTTAAAGAAAAATACATCTTGTTATCGACCAGTCCACACCTTTACAACTGGCTTGTGTGCTTTTTTATGTCTTGTTATTTGCTCCCAATAATCTTTCCAAGAATATCCCCATGGACAATATACACTTATACTACCTAACAAAGATTTTAATTTGCCAAGTTCCTTGAATTCATTATAAAAGATTGCCCCCATAATTCTCTCTAAGCAACATCTATCACTTCTATTTTTAATAACTGTTAATAAATTAAACAAATTATATTTATTTTGTATTCCAACCAAAAATCTGTGATTTATAAAACTTTGAACCCCAAAACACCCGAACCATTTTGTAGTATTGAATGAAAGCGTTTCAAACTTGTCCCCACCAACAATATTTTTTTGTAATTGATAATTATTTCTTAAATATTGCAACAATCTCATTGTATCCGGCAAATTTTCTGTTTTTATTTCAGAAAAATGCCATAATGGTAGAACAGGAACTAGAAGCTTTGAAAATTGGATTTTCTTGTGAAAAAATACGCTATCATGTATAATTACAGCATTTTCAAAATAATGATTCTTGTAAAAATAATAATAAGGTAATAACTCACCTCTACCTGGAAATTCAGATTGAACATATTCCACATTTATATAATCAAAATTGGACTTTAAAAAATCTTTATTACTATTATCGTCAATTACAATAATTTTATACTTTTCTGGCGAATAAAAACGACGAATACATTGTATGCAGTGATTCCAATAATGGTTTGTCGTCTCAGAATTTACATGTCTTGTAATTATAAATCCATATGACATTTACTAATAATACTATAGTTATTTTTTATTTTTCAGTTTTAATCGCTAAATTAGGCATTTCATCAACATTAATTATTTTTTCAACAGATGTTTTGGGGATATCCTTCTTTCCAATTTGAAACAATTTGAACTCTTTTCTCTCAAGTTGAGCTTGAGGAGTGTGATTATGAACGCAACGAGCAATCATTTTATATAACTTAAAATCAGGATATCTTTCCATTCCATTGTTCTTATACAAAATATTAATGCCATTATCATCTAAACACCATTCGTAAACAAGACGAACAACTGGTGAACAATTGTTCAAATCAGAAACCTCGTCCAAGTCTTCAATAACATAATCAAAAATGGAACAAGCCAAACGACATAAATCAAAACTATAGTTAGGTTCTAAACGCGGTTTCTTTTCATTAAAATAGGGTTCTGTGTTGTATTGAGTGGCAGCATCTGCTCCTGGTTGAAAACTATCGCTGCAAAACAATTTTCCATCAAATTTATAAATGCTTCTTCCAAAATCAATTATTTTAAATATCTTTCCAAAAGTTGGAACCTTGTAATATTTTTTATTGAAGCAATAATAAAGATATTTCTTGTCGGTTTCGATATACATTACATTATTAGTATGTAAATCATTGTGTGTAAACGAGAAACATTTCTGATAAGTAATTAAAATCATAATAATCTGCATAAAAGCTGATAACCATTCCTCTTGTTTTAAATCTTCATTCATTATTAAATCGTCGAATGTATTTTTACAGTTTTCCATACAAATTATATTTACTGGAAACCTTGGAATGGTTACTTCAACGCTTTGTTCTTCGGAACTACTACTACTATTACTACTACTACCATTATCACTGGTAGATTCCCAATCAGATGAATGAGCTTCGTCGTTTTCTTGCGAATCGTCGCATTTTGAGCAATCTTCATCTGATGTATGAGAAGTTCTAGAAGAACATGTAGAACCTGATTTAATTGTTGTGGTCTTATGGTCAGATAATTCTTTTGAATTTGTCATATCAATAAGGTCGAGGGTGTATTCTCTCAAATTTTCCTCGGTCAATGTTTGCAAAGATTCGGAAGATTCGTTTCCTTCTTCTACTTCATTAGTTGAAGAAAAAAGGTCTTCATATAGATTTTCATTAATTGACTGCACAGAAATTAACGATTTGTTTGTAACATTATGGTCAATCTTGATGGGAGCTAGGGTGGGTTTTTCATTCTCATTCAACACAAAACTGTAATCTTCTATTTCAAAAGCAATGTTTTTGTTTTTATTAAAGAAATCAGACTGAGTTAAATATTCAATGTCATCAATTACATCTAATTTAAATTTGTTTTTTATTCCCAAAAACGAACCGTAAAAATCAACACCATTTACAAACTTGCAATTGTGTATTAACTTACTCGATAAATATGAGAAAAAAGAATCTACATAAGATGAATTATTTTCATCTAGTAATTTTGGATGTACATTTGAAATAGCATTATTTAATTTAGGCAATGTATAAAGCGATTCATCTGAAATATTGTATTTTCCGATAAGGAATTTAAAGGGGTCAATAAGAGGAGCAAATTTGAAAAAGACTTCCTTTTCTAAAATCTTGTCATTATCCAAGCTTTTAACAAAACAATTATATATGTTTCGATGATGTTCTGCAGAATTATTAATATCATAAATGTAAAACTTATTATTCAAATTAATAGAGTTGAAATTGTTGGATGTCAAAGAAAAGAATTTATTGAAAATGGGACTGTAATTTTGAGGAGAAGAAAAAGATAAATCCTTTTTTTCTTGAAAACTTTTGAAAAGCTCAGAGTTCTTTCGCTTTTCATAGTTAATCATTGTGTGGTTTGTTGTCATTAGCTAAATAATATATAAATTATATTAAAATTTAACTCACAAAAAAATAGACATTTATTTAGTAAAGGCAATGTCTTCTAAATAAAATGTCGAATAATATGGCAAGTTGCGTATATTTTTTTGTTGTAATTATCTAAACTAAGTTATAATGACTCTAGAGTTGAGAAAATTTGATATGAAAACCATTAGTTTCAAGCCTAATGAATCAAAAGGACCCGTCGTCGTTTTAATTGGGCGCCGTGACACCGGCAAGTCTTTCCTTGTGAGAGACCTTCTTTTCTATCATCAAGATATTCCTATTGGTGTTGTTATTGCAGGTACAGAAGAAGGTAACGGGTTTTATGGAAAATTGGTTCCCAAATTATTTATTCACAATGAATACAATACCGCAATCATTGAAAATATATTGAAACGACAAAAGTCTGTATTAAAACAAATCAAAAAAGAGATGGAAACTTTTAAACGCAGTACAATAGACCCACGAGCTTTTGTTATTCTTGATGACTGTCTTTATGACGCTACTTGGGCTCGCGATAAAATGATGAAACTTCTCTTTATGAACGGGAGACATTGGAAGATTATGTTAATCATCACAATGCAATATCCTCTTGGCATCCCTCCCACACTGAGAACCAACATAGATTATGTTTTTATTTTGAGAGAACCTTATATTGCCAATAGAAAGCGCATTTACGAGAATTATGCAGGTATGTTTCCCACATTTGAGTCTTTTTGTCAAGTGATGGACCAATGCACGGAGAATTACGAGTGTTTGGTTATTAATAATAACGCCAAATCTAACAAGTTGCACGAACAAGTCTTCTGGTACAAGGCCGACTCGCACAATGACTTCAAATTGGGGTCGAAAGAATTCTGGGAACTCAGTAAAGATATTAACTCGGACGAAGAAGACGAAAAATATGACCCGAATAATACAAAGAAACGCGGTCAAGGTCCCAAAATTAGCGTCAAAAAGACAAAGTGGTAATTTACTTCTCTTCATAATACTTTGCATTTTTTCCACACAACTTATCATTCATACGACAATAGAGTGCAAACTTGTTGTCGCAATCTTCTTCATCTCCAATTAAATATTTATATGTGAATTTACCACATTTACCATAATAATCTCCAATCGGTAACTCACCTTCTTTCATTGTTTGAGGCATAAAATGTTTGCAATTCTTGCACATTTTTTCATTTGCATTCAAAAGGCTATTACTAATCATTTGTTTAATCAATCCATTTGCAAAAGAAAACAATGTAAATATAAGTAACCAACGCATCCTACTTATGTTCAGTGCCTTTTTTTAAGTTGTTTTATTTTGCAATTTAAAAAAAATTGAAATACTTTGCGCTTTAAGTTATAATCTTAAAAACTAAAATCACTTCATCGCAAATGGAGGCCAACAATATTGATATTGATATTGACAATGATTTGGCAAATAATTGCAGGTTGACACAAAAAGAAAAGATGCAAATCACGCTCGCTCGCCGTCGAATTGAAGAGGCCAACAAAACCGCGTTTATCAAATACAGAATGTTTACTGTTGATGAATTTCGCGAAATCCTTGACCATAGAGAGTGGTGGTATAGATATGAAAACAATGTCCTTGGATGGCAAGACCAGCCCGCAGATAGACCCAACCCTCTTTGGTTAAAATATGTGTTGTTGGATTGGAAGTTTCCGTTAATTTACCCGAGTAACCTTTTTGATTAAGAAAAGTCTACACGCTATTCGTAGAAGAAGCCGAGTTTTGAAAATGCCAATGTTCGATTTGAGAATATACTTCTCTTAGTCTCGGATTATTATTAAAAGAATCCGGTTTAAAACAATCGGTTTCATACCCACATAATATATTTTGTAGTTTAATATGAGGAATGAATTGTTTTGCAATCATGTAAAAGTTGTGTCGAGAGAAGTCGCCTATTCCTTTATCGTGCAACTTGCGCCAATGACAAGCCGCCACGGGATTGTTAGTTAATATAAAGATTTCCACGCCTGCTTCGTGCAAATAAGTAAACATATTTTGCAACCCTTCGAAACGCGTTTTTGTTCCAGCATAGTAAAGCGCTATATCTTTATAGGTTATTCCTTGTTTAAATAGTTCCAAAGTTTTTTCTTTTGTGGGTGGTAATACAAGACCTTCAACGACTGAAAGCGTTCCATCCCAATCAAAAATAGCAATTTTTGTTTTTATTTTTGGGTCTGCTACCCATTTTGCTAATTTTATAGCATCGTCTCTAGAAAACCCAACATTTGTTCCAATTTCTTTATTATTTTTGCTTAACAAATATTGAGCAAATCTATTATCGGGATACATTTTCAAAAACTGTTTTGTGTATAGAGATGCGTTTGGGTTTCCGTGCATAACTTCTTTATTAGGTTTATTTGAAACTAAAATGGGTTCCACATATTTTTTTGATTTTTGAAACTGTTTTATCATTTCATCAAAATTGTCATAAAAACGAATGGCGCAACATAATTGCTTTTCTGTAATTTTTGGTTTTAATGGAAGTACTTTGTGAATGATGTGTTTTCTTGTCTTGGTTAGTTTTCTGTTATTTCTTTTATTAGTATGTTTCAATTTTTTTTCATTAGTTTTGAGTTTTGTCATATATATAATTTATTATTTTATTATAAGAAATTATATATTTATGGTGTATTAATCATTCTTCTTTGTGGCAAAGGGACCACTTATTAATTCACTTTGTCCGTAATCAGACTTGCCGACAATAATATTTTCTCCCTCAAAAAGCTCGGCGCGAATGTCGGCCGCAGAAATAGTATCAGGGTCCTTCTCTTTCAAAACAGACTCTTGAGTATTTACATTATTAACACCCACTAAATTTCCTTCAGCGTCAATATTTTGCGTTAAAGTAGCTCCAGTCTTCTCAGCAATTTTGATGTTCTCATCTATAGCCTTCTTCTTAGATTCCTTGACACGCTGTTCGAATGCAGATTTGGCAAAAGACTCATTCTTCGTCTTCTCATGCATCAACTGGTTCAACTCATCCTCCATATATTCGACGCGTCCAGTCTTGTAAGCCTCAGGATCCCAAGGCATCCATAGACCAACTGGTCCAACGAAGACATCGTGATTGGGGTCCAACTCTCTCAACATCTTGCAACGCAACTCCCCCTCTTCAAGTGTGGGATAAACACCGCGAACCTTTAATCCGCGAGTAGAAGTCTGGAAGTTGAACTTGACATTAAAGGAATTCTCCAACTCTTCCTCATTCTGATCCATGAAAGACTTGTAGTCGTCTTCCATGCTAGAATTAAGCAAATTATCATATTCTTCCTTAACAAACTCTTGAAAATCCTTGGAAATATCATCAAAACTGAGTTTGTATTTGTAACTTAAGAAGTTAAGGAATTGCACAAACTTTTCCATACTCTTGTTGAAATCCCACTTCTTTAGGAACTCTTGAAAAAAGAATACCTCTTTTTGCTTTAAAATCTTTTCAGGAGAAACAAAAGAAATACAAACAAACTTTTGTCCGGCAATGGGCTTGTCTTCCTCAAGTAAATCGACATATTTAGAATTTACAGAGCCATCGGCATTCAATCGGTTTTCATAAGGCGCGCTAGTTTCTTTAGGATGATCCATTTTATAATAGTTAATGGGCATTTTATTTTAAGTTTTTTATCGCAATATATATTTTTTTCTTATTATTTATTATAAGAATGTTTGACATTGCTGAGCTTGTTAAGAGAGTCATCAAGTACCTCGTTGAAGGTCTTATGGTTGCTATTGCCGCCTACGCTATTCCTAAACGCTCCTTGAACTTAGAGGAGATTGCGTTGATTGCTTTAACTGCTGCTGCCACATTTAGCATCTTGGACACTTATGTTCCTAGCATTGGTGTGACAGCTCGTTCTGGTGCCGGATTCGGCATTGGAGCAAATCTTGTTGGGTTCCCGGGGGGTCTTTAAACCAATTTAATAAAATAATATAACCGTTAAATAATTGTGTTATATTATTATATAATGGCACGAACAATGAAGAGAAAAATGACAAAATCTCGCACAACTAAGAAATTAAGTAAACGCTCCAGTAAAAAAGTTTATAAGAAAAGGAATTCCAAAAGTTTACGAAAGACTAGTGCAAAGAAAACAATGCATCGTCGCCGCCGAGCTTCCAGAAAGATGCGCGGTGGAGTTACACCTCACGATGATAATAAAGATACTCCTTTTAATGCAGCAGAGGTAAGTGTAATTATTCCTCCAGAAGGAGAAGAAGAACACGATTTAATTGACGATGATGATGCTGGAAATGTATTCCAAGATGAAGAACAATCGGTTTTGGGATATAACTCTTTAGATGACAGTGGTTCTTTACATATGTCGGATTTACAAGGCATAACTCGAGAGTCAGGCGAAACCACTAGAGACACTGGATTATCTGTTTCAAACCCAAGGTTATCTATGTCAAGTTTTTCTATGGTTGTACCGGAAGGAGAAGAAAATGAACAAGAAAATGAACAAGAAAATGAAGAAGAAAATGAACAAGAAAATGAAGAAGAAAATGAACAAGAAAATGAAGAAGAAAATGAAGAAGAAAATGAAGAAGAAAAACAACAAGAAGGGGGAAAAAGAAAGAGAAGAAAGAGAAGAAAAGGAAAGAAAACACAAAAGAGAAGAACATGAAAAAGAGGCGGTGAACTACCGTTTGATAACCCAAATGATAGAGACCCTGACGCATACCACGCTTAAATAGTAGCAATAAATTCCCAATCCAATTCTTCACAAATACTTTTCCATATAGTATCTTGTTCTATCAGTTTCTCTCTATCTTTCAACATAGGAATCTCCGACAAATAATGATTCTCACCAAGTAACTCAAACAACTTGTATAATACATAATAATAATGCAAAAAATTTACGCGATAGTCAGGACAATGCTTGGCATAAGGATATTGAATTTCCATAAAGAAATTGCACAATGTCTCTTCTAACTCTTGAGAGATAATGGGTGGTTTTATGCCTAACTTGTCTTTAATAAAATTAATATGCTCATAATATTTGTTGTATCCTAGCTTTTTAAGAAGCCCTTTGGTTTCGTAATAAGTCAACTTGTTAATATCAATTCTCTCCTTCTTTATTTGTTGTTTCAAATTTTCAATAACATCAGGAGGAATTTGCGTTGTTTCTTTACCCTGAAACTGAGCCAAAATTTCCTTGAAATGATTAATTTTCTTATAAGCATAAAAACACACTTCTTTTGGAGGCTCTTTATAAGATGGTTTTTCATTCTCAATCAAATACTGCACATTAGTAGAACAATTATTGCAAATTAATACGCCCTCATCGTCCATAGGAATTAATTCCCCTTTATAACAAGCTTGACAAATATCAGTTGATGTTAAAAATGCATTTATATCCAAGAAAGACTCATCAATATTGCTGAGATATTTAGAAAAAATACTATTGTTTTTAGATTCAATTCCTGTTGCTGCATTCTCTCCTTCTTTATTTATTTTAAAAAATGCGTCTAGCAATTTATTTTTATTTCCACTTTTTTCTTTGGTTTCAACACCATTTGAAATATTTTTTTTATTTTCAAAGTAATCAAAAATATATTTAGAATTATCGAGAAAATATTCCATTTTCTTGTTTTTTAGGGACTTTATACTTTCATTAATTTCTTCGATTCTGTCTTTATATTCCATTATTTGTTCTATTGTTAACAACGATGTTTGATTTGCTGCATATTGCTGAGAGTGTTGCTCTATTTTTGCGCGCAATGCTTTTCTCTCTATTTTCAAATTAGGGATTTTGTCAATTTCATCTTTAACAAACTCATTTACAAATTCACGATGCTTGCCGTCTAATGTGGTTGAATTTTTTTTATTCACCTTAATTTTTTTAGTCGTTTTTGGCTTAAACGAAGGCATATTTATATTTATATTTATTTGCACAATTTATTTAATTGCTAATTTAAGGAAATTATAATTTGAAGGACTTTGGAAGAATAGTTTAAAGTTGATTATAGTTTTCTTTCGAGAGAATAATGGAAATAAAGTTAAATATAGAAAATAAAGATGGTTCTAGCAGCGACATTACGCTAGATAATGTTAAATTTCAAAAAATGGTATTATTGTTTAATGCTATAAATGATGGATGGAGTATAAAAAAACACAATGATTCTTATATTTTTAAAAAAAATCACGAGGGAAAGAAAGAAATATTTCACGATTCATATTTGCTTACATTTATGAAGGGTAATTTTGATATTAATAGGTTACTTTCTTGAGTGAGTGTAGAAGTTTTAAATAATAATTTAATTAATTAATTAAATTATTATTCAAGAAATTTTTTTCTTTAGCAATAGTATAACATGGGAGGTGGATTAATGCAACTCGTTGCCTACGGCGCACAGGATGTTTACCTTACTGGTAACCCTCAAATTACTTTCTGGAAAGTTACTTACCGCAG